ACTTTGTCTTTACGATCCAAACCTTCGAGCTGGCCAATCAAATCAAACTTAAGTTCTTCTACATTTGTAATTGGTGTATGCAATACACGTGAAGTATCAATTTCAAATTGTTCAAAGTAAGCTTGAGGTGAACCAAACTCTGAATCATAGAAAAGAAGAACTGCATCTTTATATTTTTTAAGATATGCACTTGCCATAATAAGACCAAAGGAAGTCTTAAAATGTTTGGATGGACCAGCAAGCACAGTAAGACCAGGTGCTAATCCGCCATCGATAGAACCAGACAATGCTACATTCATCATTGGTACCGGTGTTGATACTAAATCTTTCTCATTGAAAAATTTAGATTCAGAAAGAATAGAAGTTTCTTTTACTTTACTATTCTTTTTTAGTTTATCCATAATACTCAAAACATATCTCCTTACGACATTATGATACTATTATACCATAAATTCATCTAAATGTACACTACTTTTTTCATAATCAATTTTACGTGATTTATTATCTTGAACTAAAAAGTCTGTATCGATCATTGAGTTATCGAGTCTACCATCACAAAATTTAAGAACATGTTCTGCCATATCCATAGCAGTTGTCACTGGTACATTCTGACATATATGATTCAAATTTCGTAGACCACCTTGTAATACAAAATCACGTGGAAGCTTCATAACTTCCATTGCTTCTCGAATAGTAAGATATCTATCCTCATCCGGATGTGTAAGGCTATGAGGTAGATGTCCTACAAATGCTCCAATATAATCTTTAGGAATTTCTGTACCTTTTCTCATGATATTAAACCCATCTTTAAGTTTATTATACATGCGATCACACCGACCAGCTTGATTATCAAAGCCTTTCTTTGACATCCACTTACCGACTACATCATACTTAGGACCATGAGCTTCGATATAATCAAAAAGATTTGCAGACTTAGTAATCTTATCTGAAAATTCTTTATGACTAATACCACCTTCAATTTCTTCTAAAACATATTTGTAATAAGGATCTTCTGAAGGTGTCTTACTATTAGTTAATATATTCATGGGATCATCAGCTTTACGTTCAACAGAACGAATAGCATCTTCAATCTTTTCATGCTCCCTTTTTATATATTCAAACATCGGCACCTTATCACCTTTCCAAAAGAAATAAAATGTTCGATCTCGTGTTTGGCTCAGTCCATGAAGAAGCGATTTTGTTTTATAGATCGAGAAAGTATATCCAAACTTTTTCCCGATTTTTCTAAGATCTCGTACGATTGGCTCTCCCATTTTGCTAGCGAGTCTCGGTGCATTTTCGCCCCAGAATACCTGAGGTTGGAGTGACTCCAACACATAATTTGCCGAGGTACGCATCCAATCGTTAGCACTAGCATCGCTGCTAGCTGAAGGGCTAAGACTGCTAAGCCCAGCACAAGGGCAAACGGTATTAACAACATCAACACTAGGTAAATCAGGTAGCCTACCATCTCCAATAAGATGGTAGGGAACTTTATTTTGATAGTACTCAACGAGGTGAGTATCATTTGCTTGAAATCCATCATAGCTTACAATATACTCCGGTTTTTTATTAAAGATGTTTTGCATGGCGATTGTTTCACCACCAATAAGCGGAACTATACTTGCATAATTCATGGTGTTAAATATTCCACAACATCTACTTTAGCTTCGAATCCTAATTCTTTCATTGCTGTAAGATCGGCAGTATTATCTTGAGCTTCACAAGGATCACCTGATCTATGATCTACACTTGGGAAACGAATGCGAGCTAAGTCAGATACTACATTTCCTTTACCGGTTCCAATATCATAGGCCGGTCTAAGACTACACTCTGGAAATAAATGAGTGTCAGTAATTTTTAACATTATAAGTTCAATAGCATGTATAACATCATCAACATGAATGAAATCTCTAATATGATTTGTAGCATATTTCAAGTCTCCTCTCATAAGCTTACCAATAAACATAGCATCCCGAGCGCCATCACCATACACAGTAGTAAACCTTAAGCCAACTTGACCTGCTTGTGCAGTTTCTTCGTTTACTTTTTTACTAATACCATACGGAGATAAATGCCATTGATGAATACATGATGATGAAGCATACAATAATGGTACACGTGAGTGATAACACATATGTTGAATTTTAGTGGTAGGTGTTACATTATTATGCCAATATTCATCTGGCTCTTCAATACTACGACGAACATCTGCATCAGCTGCAAGATGTATTACAAAATCAGTATCTGGTTCTAATTTAAAATCATGAATATTTTTGCCAGCTCTTCGATCCCAGCCAATAACTTCGTGTTCATCTTTTTCAAAGTGTTCTTTTAAGTGGCTGCCGATAAATCCACTTGATCCAGTAATCATTATTTTCATGTGAAGAAAGCCTCCAAGCCTTGTTGTTCAACATCATTATAGTTGAGTGTTTTTTCTATTATATCATTATATATGATCGTAGCATCGCAGTGATCTTTCCAGAACTCAAACATTTGATTACGCCAGTCTTCACGTATATCATTGTTATTTGCTAAGACTTTCATAGTCTTTACCATTTCACCAGCGTTAGTTGCATCGATACCAATAGTGCCCGTATTTTTACATTGACTAATAGGATCACCAATCTTACGGTGAATTACATGATCACAGAAATGTTTATGAAAGATTGGAATAACACCAGCAGCAAATGAATCTGTATGACAATACTCTACGTTATCACCATAAGTATTTTCTTTAAAGTACATAAGATCCGAACCAAAGGCACCGCTACTCATCCGATCCATCATTTCTGAATGTGTGTATGCTGAATAGAGATAAGCACCGTTATTAGTATTTTCTGAACCATAAACAGGATCACGTGTAAGATTATTGTCAATGCCTTTTTCAGGCCTGAAATAGTTAATGACTTCTCTACGATCTTTCATTTCCTTTGGATTTTTATATAGTACCAACGGATATTGGATCGATGCTTCTAAACCTTCCAATACTGTAATAAATCCTGCCTGTTTAAAATGATCATTGTGTAGATCAATCATAACATCTGGACCTTTCCACATTGCGGTACGACCAACCCATCGAATATATCGTGTATCTTGTTGCTCAATAGGTTTCCAATAATCTTTATTGAAATTGAATCCTACACCCATACCAGTTAGTGGAGTTTTGATTCCATTCTTACGAACCCATTTGCCAAATGCATTCTCAGTTGAATGACACATAAGGACATCCATCCGTTCACAAATTTCTTTAAGTTGCGCATTGCGATTAATAGAATGTATCTTATGATCAACCTGAATAAGAGACTTACGAACTTTGATATGTTCCAGCATTTTTACAAAGTTATCAACCATCTGATCTGGATGAGACTTTGATGGAACACTCCAAACAATACACATATCAAGCTCATTGATTTGATCAATAACTTCTGTACATGTCATGAGATCTGGAAACTTTTTAGCTGGCTTACTAATAGTATCCCAATCTGCGCCACGAAAAAAGCTTTTCTCAAATGGCATAGAGTTCATACGCGGCCAAAGCTTATCAATAGTGGCAAATACTTTGACACCTGGGAAAAGCTTTTGAAACTCAACTACATTCTTAGTAAGTCCTACACCTTCAACACCTCTACCGAGGATCACACCTATTTTCATTATCTATTTCCTTCACCATTTTGTAGTATATTATAACATATATATGATCGAAAGTAAACTGTTATTTCACCGAATCATACTTTTTGTTATAATATACTAACAATATTCCATCTATATAGTAACACCTTCTGGTGTGCATTCATAATCACTTACTGTATGGATTTACTCTTTCAGATCATAGATCTTCTGTTCTTCAGGACTTTCTGCTACAAACCTAATTTTTTGTGTATATGCCATATCTGTTTCAAGTCTTTTTATTCTATCTTGTAACTCTAGAATTTCATTGGTTAATCGCCTATTGTTATACTCAACATAGCCCAATCCTTCTTCTTGAAATTTTTGCTTAATCCATTCCTGAGTTGCTGACATTGATAAACTCCCATTTTATGTTTGCTTCGTCAAACATTCCTGAAGTAGTCTTCCATGATTCAATCCATTTGAGTGGAGTTAATCTTTCATACATGACTACACGAGAAATGCCCACTTGAATTATACCCTTTGCACAATCTGAACAAAC